ATACCTTTTCCACTGTCTGACGAGAATCGTTTGACGAATAGGTAAAGTAGTTGCTTATCAGATTTGTAAGGATTGCGTTTCTATCCAATGGTTATTGTCCTTGGTGTCATTAAATAATGCTGAAGAGACTTGCCAACTTTACTCTTATTCTGTGATTGAGCTGGTGAGCGCATATCATCTTCTTCTGCAAATATCTTTCTTTGCGGTAGAGATCCTTTTCCAGTTTGATGTTCATACATGTATTCAGCTGATCTCTTCGATGTAGAATCAGCCGATCCATCAAAATAAATTGTAGCACCTCTATTAGCCTGCTCTTCTCTATATCTCAATGTATCCATTGATTTTGGCTTATTGCGCTTACCCCTATCGTCATATCCATAACGTAAGTTGGCAACTGGAGATTCATTTGATACAGATTTCTTTCTCTTTGCGTATGAAGGCTTCAGATTCTGAAAGTTTCCGCCAGTAGGGCTCTTCGATTGCCTTGTTTTTTCTTGAGCATCTTTTATATGAATTTCAGCAGCTTCCTTTACTACCTTCTCGTAGAATTCTGGAGCGCTTACCATTCTTTTGATGTCATTGCTGACATCTTTGGCTATATTGAGTTGTGATAGGTCAATAGCCATATGACGACCTCATGCGGAAACGAGGCACTCTACGTGGCGTGCTCAACGATCCTGTTAGGCGCTGTAAGTTGATCTGCAAGTAATTCACATACTTGCGATAATAGTTCCCTGCTTTCATGAACGCCATACTATCTGAATTGGTAGCGTCCTGCTGGAACCATAATTCTAAAAATTTGTAAACCAATAGGTTGACGAGTAAGTCCTCATCATCCACTGCATATAAGGCATCCAATAACGCCGTTTCACTTGCGTAGGTGCCATCGGTGACGTATCCACCGAGTTTTTCCAAGATGTCCGTCTGTAATTCACTCTTTGCCTTGTCAAGCACGAGTGTATCACGTGATGATATTCCAACTGTGCTTCCTGCGGCTACGACATTCAGGTCTCTGAATGTTTCGCCTTCAAAAGCATCTATGTCATCCCTTGTCAGAGTCAGACTGCTGAACGGCATCTTTATCTTGATTAAGTAATCTTGCTGTTTTAACGATCATATAGAACAATGTCACCAAGCCGACAGCCAGTGACACGATCATATTGATCTGTGATAGGCTAATCGTCAGCACTGTGCCGATCATGCCTATAACCGAATGCGTATCTACACTATGTGACATTTTAGCCTCCATATTAAAAGAGAAGGAGTTCCCAAATTGGGAACCCCTTACTCAGTTAAACTTAGGCTTTCGCAGCTGTACCACGAACATAACGCACACCGAGATCTGGGTAGAACAGTTTTGTTCCGTACAGAACTTCGATGAGGATGTCAGCGCCTGACTTGGTTTCTTCTACAGTCAGAGTGTAGTTTACTCTGTTCATAGGCTCGAAACCAGCAGCTCTACGCACACCACCGTTACCAGAATCGATAGACTGCATAACTGCAGTTACGAGGCTGATCGCACGTGGATCGTAGAAGAACTCGTTAGTTCCTGTAGATGCCAATGGCACTGCGTTGATTGTAGCGTTGTTCAGAACAGCTTTGCGTAATGGCTCTTTAACAGTCAATACAGTTGCTGTTTGAGAAGCTACAGTGTAGAAATCGTCTGTGCTATCTGCAGATCCGAAGTAGATTACATCGCCTTCAGAAAGAGAGATTGTAGCATCGGAAGCTGATCCGTTGTCGATTGTGATCGTTGTAGCACCAGCAGCAGCGTTAGCAGCAACAACAGCATCAGTTACAGTAGCAGCAGTGTGGCTTGAGCCAAGGTTGTCAACATAGAAGTCGAAACCGAAGGCTGTGCCCATGCTTCCTGTAAGCTGGATGTCAGCAGAACCACGTGTGTTTGCTTGGTGGAACAAGTTCAATCCAAGAAGGTCAGCTTCTGCATCTGGAGAAAGAACAGCGATTGCTCCGTCATTCCAGTTTTTGCGTGCTTTGAGGATTCTGCGTGCTTCACGAAGATCAGCATCGTCAAGGATAGTTGCATTTCCGTTGATGTCAGCGAAAGATGCTTCGAACTTGAGAGCTTCTGCTTTGATGTCTTGGTTGATCACATCGATCAAAGAGTGCAAGCGAGGCACGAAGTGTTGTTGCACAAGGTCAGGAAGAGCGAAACGCTGATCTGCTTTGTCGATAGAGAATTGTAGATACTTGTGCTTGTTCATTGTCAGGGTGAACTCATCAGCATCTGGAGTTGTGTAGCTGTTGTAGTTTCCTGAATAATCAATAACATCTGATACAGATGTTTTTGCTGCACGAGTGATGTTTACGGATTTGTTACGAGCTGAAACAAGTCCTTCAACATCTGCACCTGCTACGTTAGTAACAGATTGTGAAACCATTGGACGTGAAGGGAATTGGTTCGCAAGGAACACTTCCACCCATGCTTCTGGTTCGTAGATAGAGAAGTTGGAGTTAATTGCCATTGTCTTATGTAGATTTAGACGTTAAATGATGTGGCCACACTTTGTGACCGCAAGTTCTTTGGTTTAAGGTCTGTTCGACCGCAATGGCAATTAGGGTATTGCCAAACCGATGGTTAGTCAGCCCAACCGACTCCTTGCGTTACCGCAATATTGAAGAGCTCTCCTGCTTTGGCTTGCGATTCTGCATTGCCTTTTAGTAAAGCGCGAAACTCTGCTCTGCTGGGCTTAGTAGAAGCTTGACCACTACCTGATGATCCGCCTGTTCCTTGTACACGCTGTTGAATGTATTTATTCTCACGTGCAAAGTCACGAATAACGGCTGCAACAGATTTGCGGTTACCCTCCTGATCGAGCACTGGCGTGCCGTTTCGAGTAGGGAAGAATTGTCCATCACGCTCTTCTATATCATATTCCATATAAAAGAGGTTCTTGAGATGATCACCTTTAAGCGATAAATTCCCTTCAGCTGATAGCGAAGAAATCGCTTGATCCATCGTAGCATCCAGTTTAGTCTCATAGACAAAAGCAGCGTAATTATCCTCTGCTTCTTGAGCCTTTCTGTTTGCATCTTCGAGCATCTTACGAAGTTCATCTACCTCACTTGCATTTTCCTTTTTAGGGGATAGCTTTTGAGATAGTGCACCGATGACATCTTCTATGCTTTCTACCTGATCAATACCTAAAGAACTGGAGAACTTGTTTAACAAGTCCTTCTCTGCTTTGCTTTTACCCTCATTGTAGCCCTTCGAGAATATCTTACTCGTGTCTACTTCAGGTTGTTGTTGCTGTTCTTGTGGAGTAGCAACGTCCTCCTGTGGAGCGTTTTGGGTCTGCTCTACGACCTGATCTTGTTCAGACATTAGTTAACTTACTAATTATGATGGTATGGAATCAATACTGCTTTCCATGCTTGAATCTTCCTCCATGTCATCCTCGATGTCATCTAATGAACGACCAAGGTATTCCATTGCTTCAGAGGAAAGTAATTCTGGCTGCGCCTTCATTGCCAATCGTGTTCTGTCTACAATGTTTTGTAGTGCAGATAGATCCGCTGGTTTCTGTGGCATGCCAAGCTGTTCAATTTCTTCCATGATCTGATCTTTGATCTCTGATGGAGCGCTACGCTTACGCAAGTATTCGTGAACTTGATACTTGTACAAGCCGTGATTCGTTACACCATATTGAGCACCCTCTACAAGGTCATTCCAGATCTCATCAGCACTTGACAAGTCATAATGCTTGGAGTAGTTGACGAAGAATTCGCTTGGATCTTCTCCACGAATCATCGCCTGTAGCTTGAGCTGATCATTCTCTATATCTTCCATGTCCATTGCAGTCTGGGCCAGTAGTCCCTGCTCTTCTACGTTGTCGAACCTTTTGGCCGAGCCGCTGACATTGGATTTGACCACGCTCTTATCACGAACACTGGCCAATAGGAAGATTAAGCTCATTAAGTCTCTGAAAATGACTTCACGAAGGTGCTGAAGTCCTTCCATGCTCGCCTGATGAAATAGGGTGCTTGGAACCTCCATATCATCAGGGTAAACAATACACATACCAACAGCTTCTTTAATGTCATTCGCATTGTACTTATCGTCTTGCTGAATGCCTGATAATGCTTTTGCAATGCTTTCACTATAGACTGGTATTGGGTGTGCAAAAAGTTCTGATCCTTTCTGTAGGTCGTAGAATAATTCAGATGCAGCCAGATACAATCCTTTTAGGCTGTAGCGTCTTGGCTTACCTACGACAAATGAAGTGTTAGCATCGACAGCACCTCGAAGAAGGGTGGCTGGGACACGTCCAAACGGATTCTCCATATCGGTAATCAGTTCTTTCGCTCCCACGCCTGCTACGCCTTCCTGATGGTAGACCTGTATGCGGTCTGGGGTGAATACTCTCCACTTGGTGTGCTGCTTGCGGTCAACTGTCCAGTAACGTTGCTTGGTGATCAGTAGGACAAGCTGACCTTGTTTATAATCAAAATTTTATAACTCGTGAGGACGAATCACATAGGAATAAGGAATGACCATACCATTTCCATCGAGTATGGTTTGTCCGTTATCGTCCATCATAATGTCGGTGATGACTGCGCCAAAACCGAGCACCTCTTTTACGAAGAGGACTTTATCACGATAGAATTCGGTGATGTTGGCTCCAGCATCATCATAGTGCATCTCTTTGGATAGCCAGAATGAGATATTATCGTCACAATAGGTTCTATTGACATTATTCTCATCGTAGATGCGCTGCTGGGCTGATAGGAATTTGCTCTCTAATGGGAACAAGCGCATACGCTCGAGTTTCTCCTGATATTCATCATTAGACTCGATAGAGGACTGCTTGATGATATACGATTTGTCAGAGAAAATGTTTCGGTCAGGAACCAAGAACTCATCATATTCTGATTGATACCATGAGTTCATTACCTTGCTACGGTTGACCGTAATGTCGTAATAGGCATGTGCGATCTCTTGATCCAGCACACGCTTTACCATTTCTTGGTCAACGGAAAACCGTCCTCGTAAGTCAATCATCGTCTTGCTTTTCCTCTTGCTTTTCTTGCTTTATCCAGAGCGATAGCAATAGCTTGATCTCTGCTGTAGCCCTCTTTTATGAGTTGTCGGATATTGGCAGAGATCGTTGCCTGTGAAGAACCAATTTTAAGTGGCATTGCGAACCTTTCTGGCAACCGCCTTGGAATAGGAAGCACGCTGCTTTCCTTTTGCACTTGCCTGTCTTTTCTTCTTATTCTCTTGAGCCTTTTGATATGGAGTCAAACTTTCCCTCACGCTCTTGGGTAGGTATCTACCACGTTTTGATTTCGGTTTATCCTTATCCTTTGGATTGATGTAATCCCAATCCTCATTTGACCAACTACGAAGCGATCTCTGCGAAGGTTTTAGCATTAGTTCGTATAGCCCCCACCTGCAGCTTCGTATTCCCTTGCCAATAACTGAGCTTTGCGAGCTGACCACTGGCCTGCTCTGCCACCTCTTGTGCCACGTAAGATCTTACGAAACAATCTCTTACGCATTTCAGGCTTGTCGTAATTACCAGCTTCGTTTACTCTTGATTCTGCCATTAGCAGTCCCACGCTCTACGGCTCCAATAATTGGCGCTCAATTTATTTCCTGCTCCCTTGATCCCACCGCTACGTGCACAATAAGACTTCTTGCGTGCAGGGATGTTTTTCTTTATCTTTAGATTCGGATCGCCAAAGTGAATCAAACGCACTTGGCTTCCACTCTTTGCCAATACCATCATGGTCTTATCCTCACGAGGAGACCTGCGTGGCTTATTGTACCCTGAAAAGGTGTACTCACCATACTTGATTCGTCCAGATGGTAGTCGTATAGGCTTTGGCATGATCGTAGAAAATAAGTATTGATTGCACCTCAAATCAATACTCTTTTAGAGCCTATTGGTTACAATCTTGTTTACGGTTTTATGTAGATCTGATATGGCTTCTTTGACTTCATCCTCCATCTGGTAATCCTCTCTATAGGATGCCAGTAGAACATTTGCACCTTTGATCAGGTCAATGTCTTTTGTCGGATACATCATACGCCCAGAGTGCTCTACCAAAATATCCTGATCCAGATACACATTGATACCAAGCTCACGTGCTTTCTTGCAGAAGTAGTAATCCTCTGATAGGTAGTAGCCATTCTCTTCATATACACCTGCGCCAAAGAAGTCATAATAGTT